CAACTTCAACCATGATACTGAACGTTTACACTCATAGCCAGCAAGAGGATCTTTGATCATAATGCCTTCATACCCACCAGCAACTGCCTGTGCATTAATTTCTTTGTAACGTGTCTGACCCGCATCTGTATCCAAGTCAACTAGTTCATTGGCAAGGCAAGTGACATTGGGCAACAGAGCATTGTTCTGTTCTACCCAAGCCTGTACCATTTGACTGCGCACAGTTTGACTCTTGTCCCAGAACCCCTTTTCAAAGTCTTCAAGTGGACACATGTCAAACAAGTTTAGGATAGCATCATTGGCCTTGACATCGCTTTTACGATGCACCTGTGTCATCAAGTCTTGAAAACTGCTAGACATAATTTCACCATCTAATACTAGATCATAGGGCGGAGGAGTCTTCTTAACCACTGCGCTGATCTGTTCAGTGACATGAGGAAAGTTTATAAGTTCCTTGCCGTTACGACTAAACATGTCCACCCGGCCATCGACACGAACAATAGTGACCACACGAACACCGTCCAGTTTAACTTCGATCAGTTTCTTTCCTGCAACCTTGGTCTCATGATTGGCACTGTCATGTGCCAGTTGACAACCAAATACTGGAATAGCATAGTCGGGCCATTGTTTCTCTACAACCTTGTTAACTGTTTTTTCACTGACACCGCAACGTAGGTCTTTGATCAGTATGCGACGATACCAACCATTCCATTCGGCCTTGGTGGCACTGGCCATCATTTTAGCAACAGTGTCACGGGCAAGGTTGCCTGTGAGTGAGCGATTAACAAAGCCAGTGATAATGAGACTAAAACTATCCCAAGGTAAACCAGAACCATCTTCATCTTTTTTCTCCGGGATCTGTTTCAATCCAAATGTTATCATAGGGTCTAAAGCAAGACGACAGCCTTGAAAGAATTCACTGTTGCCGTCTTGGGCAATGGCTAGGATGATTGCTTCTTTGTTCAAACGGCTTGGGTGGCTTTCCAATGCCCAAATATGACTAGCACAAACGCTCATACTGTCTCCTATGATTTAACTGTTAATATAGATATTATACAGTCTAACAGTTAGTATGTCAAGTGATTTGCTGTCTTAAATGGCTTGCCTAAATAGGCATTTTCTAATTGGGTCATTATTTTTCGTTTCATTTGAACAACTTTTGGATGACTATGATCATACTCAAAAGCCTTCATAAAGCGGCCCCAACTATTTGGACGAACTCTTTTTGGCACAGGGCTATCCAAATATTCTTTAATGTCGCTGGTTTCAAAACCAAATTTATCAATCAGTTCTTGTGCTAGATTAAATGAGTGTGCGCCCATTTCATCTCTGTGTCCATAATACTCTTGCTCTCTACGATCTTTGGCGTAATAGGCTGTGCTTTCGTATCCGGGAATATCTTTGAAATTTCTAGCACGATATTGGCGGGTGTGGATAATTTCATGTAGCACTGTATCAGCAAACAATCGACACATACGTTCCCAACGATACAAACTGGTCTTCATAGTGTCGGCGGCAGTTGGAAAAACCAATTCAACTTCAATAAATCGCTTGTTGCCTAAATTATCGAGATAACTGTGATAAGCACCACCAATCCAAACTTCGCCGGGTTTGACTGGTTTGAATCTACTGCTGGTCACTTTGATAGGAAGATGTGCTTTAACGTGCTTGCTCACAATGCTGATAATTTCAGCAATAGGTAACCGCTTGTCTACGATCTTTGATTTAAGTTCGTAGAGCATGGAATACAACATATTTCGATCCAACTCGGACCAATTAAATGCTCGCCGGGCCATTGCACACTCCTAGTATAGTTATTTATAGTATACTAGGAGTTCCAGTTAACTACGCACTTTATGGGCGTTTATCTATAATTTCGTCAACCAAACCGTAGTCTAATGCTTCTTCTGCACTCATAAACTTGTCACGTTCCATATCGTGGCTAAACTGTGCAAAAGTTTTACCCTTAGAATTGTGCTTGACATAGATGTCAGTTAGAGATTTTTTCATCTTTAAAATCTCTTCAACTTGAATCTGCATGTCAGTGGCCTGCCCACGAGCACCGCCACTGGGTTGGTGAATCATGTGTCGAGCATTTGGCAACATTTTTCGTTTGCCTGGTGCTCCCGCTGTGGCAAGGAGACTGCCCATACTGCAAGCCTGGCCCATAACAATGGTGCTAACATCGGGTTTAATAAACTGCATTGTATCGTATATTGCCATTCCTGCAGTAACAACTCCGCCTGGGCTGTTGATAAAGAAGTTGATGTCTTCATTTCCTTGACTTTCTAAAAACAATAATTGTGCTACTAACAGACTAGCAGTATGTTCGTTAACATCAGTATCTAGCATAATAATACGATCTTTCAGCAGTCGACTATAAATGTCATAACTGCGTTCTCCACGAGCCTCTTGCTCGATAACCATTGGCACTAAATTTGGCATTACTTATATTCCTTATCTAAATTTACATTTGTTAAACTGGCCACTGTTTGGAATTTGTCCCAAGCAATTTTAGCGGCAGGGTTTTTTTCTAATTCACTGTTGGGCAACACAGCTTCTAACCAAATTTCAGGTCGTCGAATAGGATGTGCTCCAAACTTACGTGGCTGATGCATTTTGCCATCATCGTAGAGCATGATGCTCACACTACGAAATTTGTCCTCTGCATCGTAGCCAGCCCACTCGGGATTACTGTTACTGAATAATCCGTGTCTGTAAGCATTTTGTAATGTGCCGCCTCCGTAGCCAATCCAAATGCCTCTCCACTGTTCGTCATCGTGCGGATCAAAGTCTGTGCGGGTAATCAAAACAAGGACATCGTCTATGTCCACTTTGCCGTCGACAATGTCTCGAACACAACGACTATAACTTAGTCCAATTTTCATTTTTATCTCGATGTTTTTGTATGTGTAATTATGGGTCCGGACGTGACAAAAGTCAAGCCTCCCATTTTTCCTTCGTACACATGTGTAATTTCATTGTACTTCATTTGTATTTTTACTTTGCGCAACACACTGACACTGAGATAGTTGTTTGGCCTAAAATCCAATATCTCCGCCAACATCTGTCGGTCATTGTCTACACACTGTAGTTGACAAGTGTCACTGGTTGTTGTTCGGCTGCTCAATGGTAGCACTCCATTTGTTAAGTTCAAATTTCAAATTGGCGTTTTCTGCTTCTATATTGTCAATGTGATTGGCAATAGTGTTTAAAAATTCAAATTGATTTTTTGCAGTGATTCTGATAATCTCTGCCACCGACTTATTTTCTTCCATATTATACCTCTATTACAATGTTAGGATTCCAGCCACTCTCTGGCTCATAGCCTTCATAGCCACGAGGGTTACAAACTACTCGGGTGCTACCAATCATGTAGTCAAACGGATGATGGGTATGCCCGTGTGTCCACAGTTTGATCTGTGGATGATCTAAAATGAACTCACTCAAGTCACTGCTGTAAGCACCGTTCATCAAATGTTCGTTAGCATACTGTTCATGAGTAGATAGTTTGCTAGGACTGTGATGCCCAACTACCACAAACTTTCTATCATGTTGTTCTGCAACAACTGTTCTAATGTATTGTAGCATCTTCTTATGACGAACGCAAGTGTCTGCGGGCTTGAGCCTAGTGTAGCCTTCGTCTTCTTTAAGAATCACACGAAAGTCACTCATCATGTCGCGAACTGAATGTAGAGTCAACGGATCACCTTTGTTCATATCAGTCCACAGTGTACCGCCAACAAAGGTAACATCATCAATGGTCTTGCACTCATTTTCTAAGAAATATACGTTATGAAACTTAGAACATTCGTTGTGTAACACATCAATAGTGCGATTCCATTTACCGTGATAAAACTCGTGATTACCTGCAACATATACAACGTGAGGGAATTGAAATGCACAACGATTTAAAAAGTCTCGAAATCGCCGGGCTCGTTCTTGCCCGCGACTCAACTCTCGAATTACCAACGGATTATTCATGCTAGGCAGATCCGGATGATCGTAGAGTTCTTCGGCAACCATAATATCGCCAGAGAGGATTAAGACGTTGCAGCCTTCATTGTTGGTAATGTTAATGTCACTGAACTCCAAATGGAGATCACTGACTAATTTGATTTTCATATTGTTTTACTCGTTGTTGACGCTCTGCTTCGTGTGTATCGCACAGAGTCTTAATCCACCCGCCATCTCTTCTCTTACCTGGAGCACCACATGTTTCGCAAGTATTGTTTGCCCATGCTTCTGCCATACGAACCATTCCACTGATCTCATCATCACCGCCACTGTAGTAAAAACGTAGTCCACCAAACTTCTCTTTAATCTGTCCTACAACTACTTGCGGAACAATCTCTGACTGCCTGTTCTTCCAATTAATGTGGTTCTGGATTTGGCCGCACAGTTCTGCAATAATTGGCCACCACCCTTCGCCGCAACAAAATCCACCATAGGGTTCTGTGAACATCTGTGAAAACTGCTCAGTCATATGCTTTTCAAAAGCGTCATATTTTTCAAATTCGTCTGTCATTGTGCTGCCTTCACATAGTTAAGACGTGTTTCGATTTTCTTTGTAACCCAATTCTCACCATGTGTTTTTACCTTGGCTTTTTGTACCACACATGGCCCTGGTTTCAATTCTATTTTACTAAACCAACTGACAATCTTGTTGTTAATTATAGCATTGATATTCCATGCATCAAAGTTATTTGAACGTTTAACTTCTACTATTTCACAATCTAAATTAACCACTGTGGCACCCATATCAGCCAATGCATCATTATCGCAATCACGTAACGAACGTTTAATTTCTGTCTTTTTAACATCACGTTGCATAACACTGGGCAGACATGCAATGAATCCAAATTTATTTGTCTTGATTGTGTCACTGCTGAGAATAGTATTAACTTCAGTTTGAAATTCATTTTCGCCTGCAATGGCACCGAACATAAATTTTCTAAAATATTTTCGAACCGTTTCTGCTTGGAGTTTGTCTTCTTCTGTCACTTTGAGCGGCAACGGTTGATGTGCTGGATCTGCAGTCCAGATTGCTGGATTCAATGTGACCAACATCAAAATTTTATTAGTTTGTTTTTGGAATATGGGTTGGTCTTCGCTGTCAAAAACCCATTCCATTTCTTTAATGTATGCACCGTTTACTCGCTGAGCGGCACAGGCCAGTTCTAATACTTGCTGAACTTGAAATTCTTTTGACATATCTGATTTCATTGTTAGTTGCGATACTGTTATTATACACTCAAATGATTAGACAGTCAAGAGATTTTGATTACAGTCTATACACTATTCTACCTTTGGTTAAATCGTATGTGCTGACCTCAACTTTAACACTGTCGCTCATAATCACTTTGATTTTATTTTGTTTGAGCCTACCACTCATGTAACACAACACCATATGATCCATATTGTCAATTTTGACTCTAAATGTATTGTTGGGCAATACTTCGTCAACTTTGCCAGTAAGTATTAATAGATCTTCTTTATTTGGCATGTTTTTTCAAAATCAGTAGGCCTTGCTCAGCAGTGACATCAAGTTCGGTTCCTTCGACCCAACCTTGCGCATCACAAATTTCCTGTGGTATTTTCAAAATAACATTGTCCGGATCGCCCGGAATGTCCTCAAATAATTCTTCAACTAGGTATGTTTTCTTGGGGTTCATCAGTTTTCTCTTTCTTATTTTGGCTATCTCCGGGTCCTACTCTGTAGTTATCTTCTACACTGTCTGCTGTGCTGACTTCAAAAATCATACTGTTGGCAACCAATGCCTGTAACTGATGTGGTTGCAGTGGCGGATTATGCCAAGTATCACCTTCTTTAAGAATTTTTTCTTTGACTTCTGCAGTGGCAGTGTCGATCCATCTTACAAGAAATTGACCTGCATTAACAAACCAAGTTTCTTCTTTTACACTGTGAAAGTGCATGCTGAACTTGGCACCCGGTGTGGTGAAGCACATGATCTTCCCGCAGTACTTGTCATTAGTGGCCCAAATAACTTCATATCCCCAGCCCTTTTCTACGTATCCTTGTTGTCTTGTCATTCTATATCCTTTGATTCTATTACCAACCAACCTAACTTGTATAGGTCATTTTTAATCTCTTCTGTAACCATGCCTTCACCAACATAGCCTTGGCCTGCCTTGTAGGCAAATTGTTCCTGTTCAGTAAGGTTAGCAATCTCACTTTCACTAAGTGTCCTAGTATCTCTAATACCGCTACAGTACCAATCGATATAGTCGCCCTTCTCCTGCATGTCAGCAACGATGCCGCCAGAGTGTCTCCAACTGCATGACCATCGTTGGTCCTTTAGTATAGGCCACATTTCCCGTTTGATAAAATCATTGTTGCACATGGCAGCATATAAGTTTTGAGCATAGACATCATCTCCACGCACTTTTTCCAAAATCCAATCAGTTGCCCGTAGATCGTATTCTAAGTTGTCCTTTTTCCATTTTGGATCAACCATGTTTTCTTCATCCTGTTGACGTGCTGACTTGTAGAGATCTAAGTAATCTTCACTAGGTTCCTTGCCTTCCTCTTCACATCGTTTAACGTAGTTGTCCGCTTGAAAGGTATGTCGTTCGAGACTTTTTGATATGTTGGTCATTGTTGTATTATATATTAAGAAATATCATTTGTCAACAAATTTCTTAATAAATATACTATATGATAATCCATTCTATAAATGATCTGTCCAACATCAAAGTTGTTAACATTTTAAAAAATGGATTGAAGACTGTTACTGATCAAAATATAATATCTAACTATCACCCAGATTTTGAAAGCACTCCCAGTAATTTATTTTATATTTTAAAAAAAGGTAGATTCAAAATTGGAAATTATTTCGTAATGGAAGACAACGGTGAGTATGTAGGTAGTGCTGGCTGGAATGAATACGATGATGTTGCACTATTATTCACTAGAGCATTTATTCCAAACATCTACCGCCGAAAGTACAGTATGGCAAGTCACTTGTTACCTATTATGTTTGAACAAACACAGGATTACAACAAACTTTGGATAACATTTAACAGTTATAATTACGGCATATACCGAGGTTTTTGCAGATTGCATCAGGGGAAATCTGCCGGGCTATTCGAACCGTGGCCGGAGATCTATAAAAAATTTGTACCAATAGGTAAAAAAACAGTGAACTATACAGAACAATACGTAGTGGAATATTCAAAGCAACTAACAAAATGAACATATATGACGAAGAAGTTAGAGAAATAAAAGAAGCATGGGATCCTGAATTTTTTGTATTGTGGAATTTAGGAAATCAATGCACTTACAAGTGTAGTTATTGCCCTGAAATATTCCATTCAGGTTCTATTCCGTTTCAGTCAACTAACGATATACAGAATTTTTTAAAAAAATTACCAAAAGGTCATGTCATGTTTACCGGTGGGGAAGCAACCTTTCATACTGACTTTGAAAAAATTGTATTAGAGAAACCGGATCATTTACAAATAAGTGTAATAAGTAATGCATCTAGACCCATCGCCTTTTGGGAAAGGATTAGTCCCAGTCTTAAATCAGTTATACTTACATACCATACTGAATTTGCACAATTTGAAAGATTTTTGGCAACCGCAGAATTAATTTATAATACATATAAAAAAACTGGAAGAATCAATTTAACAATGATTCCCGAGAAATGGGAACAATGTAAAGAAGTGTATGAAAAATTATTAGCAGCGAATCTGCGTGTAATTCCTAAACCATTATTAGAAGATTTTGGAATAAAAGCAACAAAGTTATCAACTGCATATACGCCTGAACAGTTGGAGTGGATTAGTTCAAAGAATCAAGTTGAAGGATTTAAAAGTATGAAGGTACTTGATAAAAACGGTAACATACTATACAAAACTAATCAATCTGAATTATTAAGTTCAAAACAAACTAACTTTACAGATTGGCTTTGCTATACCAATACGCAAACAATGTACATTGGAATGGAGGGCAACATTCACATGGCCACATGTGGTCAGCGAATTAAAATAGGCACGATATATGATGACACATATACTATACCCACAGAACCTTTTGTTTGCAAGCAGAATTTTTGCTGGTGTCATTCTGATATTCTTCCACGAAAGGTTAAATTGTGATTGCTTCAATATTATTACCTGATAGTGACACACTGCTTTTTGAATTATTAAAACTAGATACAGAGTTAAAACCACATTATCCAGAAGGTAGATTACGTGACATAGCCGCATTGCGTGATATTACTTCTGTATTTTTAGCAACTAATATATTTCCTTTATCTGGAAAAATGTTAGACAATCCTATCAGACACGATGCAATAAAATTATTAGACTCGGCCGCTAAACTATTAAAAAAAACATCTGATGATATACACTATGCATATTACGCTAATATACCTCCATTGGCACAAATTTATCCGCACGTAGATATTGCACCTTACTATAATAAAGTAAATAGGTATCAGATATTTTTTGATTTAACCGAGGATCAAACAGTTATTCAGCACGGTAGTAATGCAACTAGTAATTCTATTGTATGGTTTGACCCGTCTATTACTCATGCATTTATAAACAAATCTGCTACTGACACATGGCGTTTTGTTGTTTTTGATATATACAAATGAATTATAATTTCCATCTCAAAAAAATAGGTCAAATTACTCAACCGCTTGTACAAGAAATAGCAGACGAATTGTCTACTTTTATCTTTTTAAAAAATAACTTTTTTCGTACAAAGAATATGGTAATTTACGATTATCCAGATAGTACTGTAAATAAATCTATCATGTCGGTTGTTAATGAACTTTCAAATGTATTAAATACTGACTATTTTTATTCTGCATCAATTGATTGTATGTTGCCAACGTCATATATAAGCGAACACGTAGATCAAGGTGTACACGGTACGAATCAATCAAAAATATTTGATCTTCATAAAATTCATATACCTATAATAACTAATCCCTATGCAAAACAAATTTGGATTGATCACTCTAATGATATACTAGATCACAAAATTGAATATTTAGAGCAAGGTAGTGCGTATGCTTATAACAACACTATTCCGCATTGTGCTATAAATCTGGGAGATACACCTAGATACCATTTAATACTGCGATATAAAAATTTACAAGAGTATGGATGGATGAAAAATGTCTGATGTAGTAATTTTTTGCGGATATCAACCTAAATTAAAAACCAAGCCTGCTGGTGCATACATCACTGCAAATGTATTTAGAGAATGTGGGTACGGTACAATTGTAATAGACTATGCAAACAAACTAACTAAATTGCAGTTATCAACCTTAATTGAAAAGTTTGTTACTTGCTACACAAAGTACATAGGGTTATCAACTACATTGTTTAGTGAAGGAAATGTTGATGCAGAGTTTGAATGGATAGTGAACAAGTGTAAGCAGATAAATCCGTTAGTAAAATTTGTAATCGGCGGAAGTTCAGTAATTCATGGACACAAAACAATGTTGCCGATCGACTATGCTATCGTCGGACAATCGGAGTCTACATTATTAGCTGTGCTTAGGCATGTTGAGTACGGAGACCAACTTCATATCAGTGAAGAAATCAACGGTGTAAAATACATAAGTGATAATGTCTATGGGTATAATGCATACAACAGCAGCGAACATAGTAAATTCACAGAGTACGATGCAGTAAGGCCTAATGAAACGTTGCCTTTAGAATTTGGCAGAGGATGTGTGTTTAAATGTAGTTATTGTACCTATGATTTGATTGGCAAAAACTTTGGTGATTATACAAAAACAGAAGAATCAATATATTCAGTACTGATGCACAATTACGAAAAGTTTGGAACTACACGATACATGTTCACTGATGATACAATTAACGACAGTCTCGAGAAAGCATTACTATTAGAAAAAATAGTAAATCGGTTGCCCTTTAAATTTGAATTTGGAGGCTACATGCGATTAGAATTATTTCAGAAACATCCTGAAATGATAGAAATATACAAAAATTGTGGAATACGTGGTGCAAAGTTTGGTGTCGAAACTTTCAATAAAACAGCCGGGCTAACTGTTGGCAAAGGATTCGGCGAAAAAGCCAAAGATGTATTAGAAAATTTATATAACAGTTGGGGCAACACTGCTTCTATAAGTGTTAATTTTTTAGTAGGACTGCCATACGATACAGTTGAAGATTTGGAAAAACAAGTGCAGTGGCTAGAAAATACTAACATAGTAGGTAATTGTGCATTTAATCATCTTAGAATTTGGAAGAATAATAAGAACGGTTTTAATTTTAAACCCGAGTTGATAAATTATTACACTGACATGTCGCCCAATAATGGTAGCACACTTAGCGATTGGCGCAGCCCTATTATGACTTACCAAGAGTGCCACGATATGTGTAAAGATATGTTTAATCGAGTAATGTCTAAACGAAAAACATATGTTTCGAAGTATGATGCATTTAGTATACCTATAATGATGGAAAGACTACCAGAAAAATTATTTGATCAAAAAATAAACAAAGAGTTAAATCAGCATATATTTGATAATTTTTTTGATAAATTAGGCGACATATACTATAACGATTTACTTAAGATTAATGTGCCACCCAAGTGTAGTGCTTTGAATATCCCAATCATAGCGGCGCATGACAAAGTTTTTCAAAGTAAGTTAGTTTATAAAAAAATCTAAGATGTCCATTATACTGATACATATACTAGTAGAGGACGACAAACATGACAGACGGTGAAAAAATTAAATTTATAGAAGACGCAATTTTAACTTTGATGAAAAAAACAATAAAGTTAAAGCCTACTGACAACCTAATTGACATGTCGTTAGATTCTTTAGAGATTGTAGAATTACAAATGTACTACGAAGAAATGACCGGGCACGAATTAAATTCAGATGTTACTATTGTTACAGTTTCAGATTTAATGGCAATAATGAAATGAACTTTACTCAAAACAATCATTTAACCTATACAATAGGCAATAGGTTGTTTGGACATCGTGAGACACCTTATGAGAAATTTAAAGTAAATGTAGGGAAAATTGACTTAGATTACTATAACACCAGCAATTGGTTAAAAGAACAATACAGGACTGCCGATGCTATCTATAAAGAATTTGGTAAAGATTTGGTAGTGATGTTTAGTGGCGGTACTGATAGCGAAATTGTACTAAGGAGTTTTTTAAAGATTGGCGTCGTTCCTAGGTGTTGTTTTATTAATTTTACCGGGGACTATAATATTGAAGATAAAATAATAGCCCAACAAATATGTACAGAATTAAATGTTAAATTAGAAATTTTAGAGTTTGATGTTGTTGATTATTATCAAAGCGGACACGCTCATGACTTTGCAGAAAGTATTCAATGTAGGCAGATGGCATATCTTGCGGTGTATCATAATATAAAAAAATTACAATCCCCTAGTGTTATGGGCGGAGAAATGTTTTTGCGTAGACATGTTGATCATGATATTAGTAAATGGTATTATGTTATTCGTGAAAATGAAGATGGTTCTGCTATGAGATTTAGTTTGAAATATAATATTCCTTTAGTAAACGAATGGTTTAGTTACACCCCCGAAATGATGGGATATTATTTAAATCACCCTAGCATTCAGAGTTTAATTACTGACAGGTTTAATTATAAATTAGCCAGCGTTAGCAGTAAAAACGCAATACTTAAATTGTTAATGCCGGACATAGTAGATAAAGTAAAAACACACGGATATGAAAAACTGATGGGGTTTAACGGAGAAACCTACAGGGAATTATATTTGACTCATCCTAGAAGATTAGAACCTAGTTTAGATGGAATTTTTATTGATGACTTAACTTATCAATTATTTGGAAAAAATTATGACAGTAGTAAAACTTA